CTGCTTTTGTTTCTATCTACAAACTTTTTTAAATTAGGTATAGCGTCATACATACCATCATCTTCATTATAAACAGTATAAGGCCATGACCAATTATAAGTTGCCTCAAATCTATGAGCATATTCTTTATATAATTTATTATTCCATGTAGTTATAGTTAATAGTTTCATATTGTCATACCATATACTTTCTTCCATACTGCAAAGTTTAATGTACAAAATAATTCTTTTTGCGACCTTAGACCAGGCCCTGCTTTATCTGCACCTTTTTTATTCTTTACATGGTCTCTATTATTTAAATATCTACCTTCTACATCTGACATATCATATTCAAAAATTTCCATAAGCTCTTTATCATTTAAAGTTTCTCTAATATAACTTTTTAAAACACCATTGTCAGGTGCTGGTTGGTCCATTCTACCTATTAATATTTCATCTGTTGGAAATCTCCAACCTGTCTTTGTATGATATAAAATATAATTTGGTAATAAACCATCATATGCTTCTCTCTGTAAATACTTGTGATGTTGTTTTGGTCTACTATAAAATAAATCTTCTACTTTTAATTTACTAGGTAATGCTCTGACATAATCTCTTAGTCTTTTATTTAAAATAGGAAATCTACCCTCCATACTAAATGCCATGCCTAGTTTATCATTTCTAACTAAAAAATCTTCAGCTAAAGCATTTAAACTTTCTATATATAAAAAATCATTTAAATGGTCTTTATTTTTTACTTGTTTTAATGGTAACCATTCTAATAGATAACTGCATTGGTCATCTAAACTACATTCTAATTCAGGATTTACTAAAGGTCTATTATTAATTCGTAACATTTTTAATTTATTACGCCAATTAGGATGAGCATGATGTTTATAACCTGCAAACAATTCATCACCACCATCACCTGCAAGTGTAACAGTAATATCGTTAGATGATATAAACTTATTCATATTATAATAAGTAGGAAAACTTTTACCTTGTCTTGGTTCTTCTAACGCATAAAAGGTATCTTCTAATGCGTCAACATAATCTTGTTGAGTTTGATACAAAACATTATTCTCAATATTCCATTCTTTACAAACTCTTTCTGCTAGTTTACTATCTTGATTTAGTTGACTTTGAGGGTCAGTTGTGGCAAAACTAGATGTAAATGTTCTAGGTTTTACACCTAACTCTTTCATCTCATAAAGTATAGAAGTTGAATCTAAACCACCTGATAAAAATAATCCTATATTTCTACGACCCATTAAGGTTTGTTCTACACAATAATTATTTTTAAGTTGCACTTGTCTTTTTACATAATTAAAATCTAAATTATTTGGTTCTGTTAAATCATAATCTAATAAATTATGTTTTTTACCGTTTACTATGACCTCACCAGGCACTAACTTATTAATACCTTCAAACATTGTAAGATAACCTGGCACATAACCTTGATTATAATATAAACCTAATGCTCTTTTACAAACTCGTCTTTCAAAACCACATTCTAATAAACTTTTAATTTCACTAGAAAAATATAACTTCTCGTTTTGATAACCATAGTATAATGGTTTTGTACCGTTTGTATCTCTAGCTAATATAAGTTCTTTTGTTGTCTTATTATAAAATGCAAGGGCAAACATACCATCACATTTTTTTAAAAACTCCCAACCTTCTTTTTTTAAACCTTTTGCTAATGCTTCTGTATCTGTTTTTGGATTGTGTGATAGGTCTTTGTAATTATAAATTTCACCATTATAAACTAATACACAATCCTCATAATGATAAGGTTGTTTACCTTCTTCTACTTGACCTACAATTGATAATAGATTGTGACCTAATGTAATATAATCGTCTTCAAAAATACCGTTGCCATCTGGACCTCTATGATGAGCGGCCTTGACCATCTTCATCATTAACTCTGGTTTTACATCAACTATCCCATGTATCGCACACATTATAAACTCTTTCCCATTCTTTAGTTATCTTCTCAGGTGTATAGTTGTTTCTTACAAACTTTTGTCCTTCTTCAACCTTTTTAATCACCTCATCTGGATTATTTATAGCGTATTTTATACCTTCATTTATATCACCACACCATATAAAATTTTGTAATAGTTGCCAACTAGGTATCATTGCATTTGTAATCACAAATCTACCTTGTCTTAATGCGTCTATTGGTCTATTGTTACCTTTATATTGTGTCATATCATGGTCATTATTTACTGGTAATAAAACTAAATCTGATTGTCTAACAAACTCACCTTGTATTTTAAAATCCCAAAATATTGGTCCTTCGTTTGATATAATTTTTAAATTAACCTTTGATAAATCATATTTACCCCAATCTATTTGTTTTAAATTACCATAACTACCATAGTAAACTGCATTTAGTCTGTGAGGATTAGGTTTAAATATTATAGGTTCTTCTTCTCTTTCAGTAGGGTCAGGTATTACAAAAACTTGTTTGTTTACTTTTGATTCTATGAGTTCTTTTAATCTATAACAAGTTGTAGTAATAGCTAAGGCGTGTTCATTTGTATTTGACCAAAGTTTTTCTAACATTGGCCATTTGTTATCGCAAATATCATGTATATATCTTATTTCATTATTTCTTAAACTTTCAACATCTTTTTCTGTATGTATTCTTCCTAAAACTACAATATCATTTTTAAATGCTTGAGCAATATTGTCTATACATTTACCAACTAATCTAGCTCTTGACCTATATGAGTAAGGTTCTATTTTACCTTTTCTATCTGGTGTATAAAATTTTAACATAGTAATGTATTAAATATACTTTTCATCATTCTATCAAAACCTGTTTCTCTTTCTTTTGATGTCATGTTTATTTCTGGTTTACTTAAATGGTCTGCAACTGTACATATAGATAACGCCTCTTTACTAAACTTGTGTGCTAAAGCATATAAGATATGAGTTTCCATTTCAACTGCAAGTGTGCCTAATTTTTGTTGTTCTTTCCACCAGTTTTCATTTGGATTATAAAACCAATCACTTGATATAATGGGACCTGCATATGCTATAGATGAATATAACTCCATGTATCTTCTTAATAAATGCTCTGTAGCTGATGGACAAAATGTACCATTAAAAAATGTGTTTGTCATTGCATTGTCTGTATGTGCTGAAGAAGCAACAACTAAATCGCCAACATTTATATCTTCACGAATACCACCACAACTACCTACTCTAATAATTGTTTGTACATCATAGATATTATAAAGTTCATGTATATAAATGGCGTTGGAAGCCATGCCCATACCACCCCCTTGAACGGATACTCGTCTTCTAGTATCATTCCAATGTAAGTAACCAGTAAAACCTAACATATTTCTAACAGAGTTTACCTGTTTTACTTCATCAAGGTAAGTATCTGCAATCCATTTTGCTCTTAATGGGTCACCTGGTAATAATACTATATCTGAATAATCACCTTTTTTAGCTTCAATGTGTGGCGTAGTCATAAATTTCCTTCCAACTTTTTACTCTTTTGCCTTCCCAACCCTCACGGTTATATGGCCAATCCATAACAATGGTATCTAAACCTACTTCTAATCCGTCTTTTGCATAATCAAGTCTATCTTCTACCCATATGTAATTTAAACCTGTATATGGTTTTAGTATTTCTTTTTTAGGTAATCTAAAATCACCAGAACAATAAATGTTATCAAATACATCACCAAATAAATGTTGTAGGTTTATTTTTCTTAATCTATGAGCATACTTATCTTTACCAATCATAGTGACCACATCAAAACGCCAGCCCTCTCGACCTAGTCTTGTTACATATTCAACACTATCTTTAAATGCTGGTATAAAACCTAATGCACCAGTTTGATTAAACTCATGCACTTTATCTAATGCTTCGTTCTCTGGTATGCCGTATCGTTTTGCTTGAGAAAAATGATGGTCTGTATTTGGTAATCTAAAATAACCTTGTTCTCTCATCCAGACATCAAAAGCAAATGCCCAATCTAAAAGAACACCATCACAATCAGTTATTATTTTTTTCATAATCTATCAATAATCTCCTTATTTCAGGCCATGTGCCTAAATCAATATAGTCTGCGACTTCAATTACTTTACTACCAAATATTGGTGTTTGTGTTATTTCGTTTATAGTATGTTTTTGTTTAAGTGTAGATTTCTCCATGAAGTTTATACATTCATGGAAGTTTCTTTTTCTAAATGCAAAGGCGCACCAAAAAGAATTATAATAATCAACTCTATCAGTAGGTTTATCTTCGTACTCTACAACATTGCCCTCTTTGTTTACATAAATTGCACCTTTTGTTTTTAAAACATCTTTATCGTTTTCTCTCTTAATTAAAAAACTAAAACCTGTTTCTTCTAGTGCCTCTGTAACTAATGAATATAAATCTTTACCTGGTTGCAACTTCATTAATGTATCAGGTAGTAATACTAAATTATGTTCACCAAATACATGATAGGCACTTTTAATAGCACCTGTATATTCTTTCTCATTTGGATTTTGAAATACAAATGTTATATTAAATCTATCTTTATATTTTGCAAGATATTTTATTAAGTCTGTTTTATCTTCATTAATAACCACAACAAACTCTACTTGATTTCTACCATAATCTTTAAAAAAATTAAAACAATTATCTATTAAGGCATTATCATTATCTAATCTTAATATTTCTTTAGGGTATGGTAAATTTAATCTTGTACCTTTTCCTGCTGATGGTAAAATTACTGTTAATTTCATTTGCAAAATCTTTTTAATGCCTCTAATTTTTTATCATGTGACCATGCCTGTGCTGTTCTAGCCGTAATCCAATAAGCGTGGTCTGGTAAAGTTGTTTCAATACCATGTTTGTCTTTTATTTGATACTCACACAATACTAACTCTTGTTCTAAGTTATTAATTTGCCACATATTCATTTCATGGTCTGATTCAGGTGGACTTTTTATCATAGTCTTCGCCTGTTCTACAACTTTTCTTGCAGCTTCAGGTGTAAATATAGCAGCTGATACACCACCTAATCCTGTTGTGGTATGTGGTTTCTCTCTTTGCACTCGCCATTGACCTTTTACTTTTGTTGGTAGTTCTTGTTCTTTTATAGGCAAACAATTTATTTGAGTTTCTAATATATTCATATTATATCTATAAGGTAAAAATAACCATCTCATTAAATAATAATGATTTCTTGTAGGTTCTTGTGGAAAAAATTCTGTAATATCGTTATAGTCAATATTGTTTTCAAAACAAAGTTCTTTTGCTCTATCTGTCGGTTTATACAATGCAATATGTCTTCTTATCTCTGGATATATTCTACTTGTTTGTAGATTCCATAAATCAAAATACATCTCAAAATATTTTGGGTCAGCAGCACAATATAAAATCATCTTGGTATATCCGTATGTGGTATATGTAGTTTACTTCTTATTTTTGCCTTATCTTCTCTATCTGTAACATAATATCCTTCTATGTGAGTATAATTTTTTCTTCTTGCCCAATACACTCTTTTATGTCCTGTTTGTACATAAAGACCTGGTTTAACTTCACCATTTTCTAAAAGATGTTGAGGTGTTTTACCTCTTTTTAATCTTTCTTGTACCCATTCTTCCGTATGAGGTGATACAGTTATAGGATAAATCATACCATGCTTATCAAAACTATCCCAATAATTAAACTCATTCATTCTTTTCTCTAGCCAATCATTTGTTGGCATAAGTATCAAGTCTTTTAAATCTAATTCTCTTAAATCGTTAAATATACTATCAACTTTTTTGTTTGCTCTCAATATTTTCATAACCAACTTTCTGTATAAAATAACTATCTGCAATATCTGATATTGGATTACCAACTTTTTCAGTATCAAATATTTTTTTTAAATCAATTTTTGTTTCTTTTACAAATGCCTCATACATCATATCTTTATCTGCATTACCTTTTCCTGTAGCACCTTTTTTAACAACACTAGGTACAATGGTATTATATCCATAACCTTTTTCAAGTAATCTATATTTAAGAATACCACAATTTTCAGCAATCTGAAATAGCCCTTGACCTTTAGAGCCAAAAGAATAACCTTCAATAAAAATTTTTGGATTGTTTGTTGTAAATAGAATATCAAATACAAAATCTGATATGTAAGTGAATCTTTCGATAGGGTCTGTCCACTCTTTATGTTCATAACCAATTATATCCTTACTTTGTTTACCTAACCATTTTTTCTTGGTAGTTAGGTAATAAAATTTTAACTTGCCGTCATTAACACATACGGCAGGACTAGTTAAACTATAATCAATTCCAATTATCGTCTTCGTCTTCGTCTTTATTGACCCACTCAACTTCTTCTTGTTCATTGTCTACCTCAAATCCACAAAATGGGCAAGTAAGAGGTTCTAAATCTTGCTCTTCTATATCCCATGTTATGGTATATTTAGTTTCGCAATTCGAACAGGTCTTTTGTACTTTCTCAGCCATTATAGTTTAAATTTCTTAAATTGGTCTTTTTTAACATCTTGCTTAACACCACCAATCACATAACTTTCTATCTCTGTTTCTTGTGGTGCGTTTTGTGTGCCTTTTGAATTCAACCAATGGTCTACCCACGGAAGTGGATTTGTTTTTTGTTCGTACCTTGGTTCTAAACCAATACCTTTCATTCTTCGATTTGCCATGTATTCTACAAATTGGTGTAACAGTTTTTCTGATAAACCAATCATACTGCCTTTTGAAAATAGATAAGTTGCCCACCTTTTCTCCTCGTTTAATGCGTCATCATACATTTTATATACTTCTTTTTCACACTCTTTACCAATTTTTACCATATCTTTATCATCACCTCTTTTCCAATTATTAATAATTGTTTGCGACATTGCAAGGTGTTGACTTTCATCTCTTGCAATAAAAGATATTATTTTAGCAGAACCTTCTAAAAATTTTAGTTCACCAAATGCAAAACTACAAGCAAATGATACATAGAATCTTAAGCCTTCTAATATATTTACCGTACACATAGCAAGATACATTTTCTTTTTTAGTTCGTAAAGGTCAACTTTATCTTTATTTAAATGCCATCTATAACCCATTTCAATTAAATCATCATAAGTTTTTGTTACTGATTGACTTCTTTTTTCAATCTTATCATCTAAGATAATTGTATCAAATACTTCATTTGGATTTGAATAAAGATTTTTAATTATATAGGTATAACTTCTACTATGGATTGTTTCAATAAAATCCCATGTAACTATACAGCCTTCTAATTCAGGATTAGAAACAAAAGGTAAAAATGCCAAACATGGACCTCTACCTTGAACACTATCTAACATAGTTTGATACTTTAAATTAGATGTAAAAATAAACTTTTGTTGTTCATTTAATTGTCCATAATCATTTCTATCTTTTTGTAAAGACACTTCTTCAGGTCTCCAAAAATAACCTAATTGTTGTTGATTTAACTTATCAAATATAGGATATTTCATATCACTATATTGTTGCACTTGTAAGTCTTCACCAAAAAACATTGGTTGTTTCATTACATCTAAGTTTTTATCTCTGTTAAATACACTTCTACTCATCTATTGGTTCCAGTTCTTCTTGCATTTTCTCACTCTCTGTTAATTCATAAAAAAATTTATCGTCATCACCTGCTGTCCATTTTTGTTCACCTTCTACACTATACTCTATGGTGGACACCTTAAAGTCAGGAAATTTTAACTTACTAGGCGTATAGCTTTTATCGTAAAAGATAACTCTATTGTTAGGTTGAGCGGCAAAATGACCGTTCTCTAACTTTAGAATATTAAATGACTTATGTTGTGATGGTGTTTCACTATAAGTTACATTTCTTTCTAAATTTGTTGCGTTGGCATTATCTATTGTAAACATATACCAACCATGATACCACTTCTTTTGTGGTGATAGATATTTTACTTGATTACCACTTAACATTTGTTTCTCACATATTGTAATATCATAACTAAAACAATCCCATAATTGTAGCTCTGTTAGAGGTACATTTTCTTTTATATCTGTTTTCCATACAAACGCACTAATAGGTAATTTATCAAACAAGGCACCATACTCTGGTATATAAGTTTCAAAATATAATGCTCTACCTTGTATTGACTTTGCTGTAACCCACACACCCTCAACAAATTCACCATGACCTTTTTGTAAATCGTAAAGATATTCTTTCTTTACAAATACATCTATATGGGGTGTATTGACACATAAAAATGCCATTGTTATCTCCTATATTGTACAGCTATCACATTCCTCATCTTCTAAAGGCAACTGATTGTTATAATGTTCTACCGCCGGGTTTTGTAAAGGCGGGTCTTCTTTTACATTATCTTGCCAACCTATGTTATGAGCAGGTTCGTCAATATCTTTTTTAGCGTCATAAGTGTTTTGATAGTAACTTGTTTTCCAACCAAATTTATAAGTTGACAAAAGGTCTTGAGCCATAACTGAAACAGGCACCTGATTGTCTTCATAATTTTCGGGATTGTATGACCAGTTACCACTTATTGCTTGGTCAAAATACTTTTGCATTACTGCAACGATATTTATATATCCATCATTGCCAGCCATGTCCCATAACAAAGTATAATTATTCTTTAATGTCGCATATTGAGGTACAATTTGTTTTAATGTGCCTTTTTTAGATTTCTTAATACTTAAATAATCTCTAGGTGGTTCAATGCCGTTTGTAGCATTAGAAACCACACTAGAGGATTCTGATGGCATTTGGGCTGAGAGTGTGCTATGTCGTAGCCCTTTAGATTTAATTTGCTTTCTTAACCACTCCCAATCATAGTTGTACTTAGTTTTAACTAGTTCATCTACTTCTTTTTTGTAAGTGTCAATAGGCAATATACCATCGGAATATTTTGTTCTATCAAAGTAATCACACTTGCCTTTTTCATCAGCAAGTATATTAGACGCCTTTAATAGGTAGAATTGAAATGCCTCTGTTAATTCATCAACTAACTTCCAGGCTTTCTTATCTGAATATTGTACTTTATTTTTTGCTAGATAGTGTGCAAGACCAATGTAACCAACACCTAAAGACCTTCTTGCCTTAGTTGATACTTCGGCTGCCTTAACAGGATATTTTTGATGGTCAATAATCTCATCTAAAGCTCTAACTGCTAAATCACATAAACTTTCTAACTCATCTACTTCTTTTAAAATACCTACATTTATTGCACTAAGAATACATAATGCAATCTCACCTTTACCATCAATGTGTTGAATAGGGTCAGTAGGTAAGGTAATCTCTTGACATAAATTTGACATTGTAACTCTATCTTTAAAACTAGAATGAGTATTACAATGGTCAATATTCATTATGTAGATACGACCTGTTTCTGCTCTTTCTTTAAGTAAATCAAAGAATAATGATTGAGCACTAATTCTTTTTTTCCAAACGGAAGTTTTTCTTTCTGTCTTTTCATACAGTTCATCAAACTCTGGTTTTCCCCATGCTTCGTACAATTCTGGCACTTCATGTGGTGAGAACAAGGTAATTTCTTCTTCATTAATAAACCTTTCATAAAATATTTTTGATAACTGTATAGAGTAGTCTAATTTTCTTACTCTGTTATCCTCTGTGCCTTTATTGTTTTTTAATACAATAATATCTTCTATTTCTTTGTGCCAAATAGGGAAATGAACCGTTGCACTACCTCCCCTAACGCCGTTTTGAGTACAGCACTTAACTGTTGCCTCAAATTTTTTGAGGAAAGGTATAACTCCTGTGTGCTGGACTTCACCGCCTCTAATTCTTGAATTGATTCCTCTGATTCTGCCGGCATTAATACCAATACCAGCCCTTTGTGCAACATAATTGCCAATAGCCATATCACTACTGAAAATACTAGGCAAAGTATCATCAACATCAACCAAAACGCAACTAGCATATTGCCTAATAGGTGTTCTAACACCAGCCATAACCGGTGTGGGAATATTGATTTTAAATTGCGAAATAGCGTCATAATATTTTTTAACATAACTCATCCTCTTGTTCTTTGGGTACTGAGCGAAAATGGTGGCTGATATTAACATATACATGAATTGAGGTGTTTCAAACATTTGTCCTGTACTTCTATCTTGCACCAAGTATTTGTCTATGACTTGTCTTAGCCCAGCATAAGTAAAGTCATAATCTCTTTCGTGATTTATCCAGTTTTCCATTCTGTCAAAATCTTTTTTATCATACCAATCTAAAATTTTAGGGTCATAAACTTCTATCTCAACACCTTTTTTAGTATGATTATAAAAATGTGGGTGGTCCCACAATCTATGGAAAATTTGTTTTCTTAAACTATAAAGTAATAATCTTGAAGCGACATATTGATAATTAGGATTTTCTAAAGAGATAAGGTCTGAAGCTGACTTAATTAATATTTGTTGAATTTCATCTGTTGATATGCCATCATAAAATTGTAATCCACTATTCATCTCAACTTGCGAAGCAGATACACCTTTTATATCTTCACAAGCATACTCAACCATTTCGTGTATCTTTTCAATGTTAAGTGGTTCACTACCTCGACCATTTCTTTTATTAACTAATATATCTTTTTCTGTCATTCGTATCTCCTATTAAATTTTTTTCCAGTCAGTTAGTCTAGTCAAGGCTTCTAACTTAGAACAAGTATTGGTACTTATAATCTCATGTAGTTTTGTCTTATCAATACCTGCAATTATCATATCGTTTATATCTTTGTGTTTGTTTAATATTTCTGGCCACACCACCAAGTTGTAATCTTTTTCAATCACATCATACATTCTTTTTACAATTTCTTTATTTCTAGGTTCATTATCAAATATGTATGTAACCTTATCAGGCGAAACTCTATCAAAAAACATATCAGCACCACCCATTGCTAAACAGTTATCCACAAATAAAGAGTCAATCGGACCTTCAACAATATTAATATGAGAAGCCAGATTAACTCTTTCTAATCCATAAATCTTTCTTTTATTTTCGTCTAGTTTAATTGTAACATATTTTGGTTGTTCATTGCCAAAGGCACGGCCTTGAAAAGCAAATAACTTACCATCAGTATCATAAAAAGGAATAACTAAACGAGGGTGGTCATTCTTAATTACAATATCTGTTTTCACCTTTTTAACTAATTCATAAAATTTATTTACAAGATAAAATTTATCAAAGTGTTCCTCTGGTATTTTTCTATCTTTTAAATACTTTTGTGCTGGGTGATTATTTAATTCAGAAATCTTTTTATAATTTTCAAGTATGTTCGTTTCTTCAAACTTAGGTTTGAAGTCTGTAAACACCGGCTTCTTAGTATTAGGCGCCGAAGTTTTGTAGCGTTCTAGCAAATAGTTTTCATAAAGTTTGGGGTCTATAAACTTTATAAAATTTGCCAGGGATTGACCTTCTCCACAGTTATGACATTTGAAAAACATATCATTTTTTACACGATAAAAATAGGCTCTCGCCTTTGTTTTACTTTTTTGGCTGTCACCACAATGAGGACATCTGAAATTGTATAGGTAGTCTGACTTCTTCTTAAATTGAGAAAGTCTACCAGAAACATCATTAATAAATTTTAAATCAATATAACTCGACATAGCAACTCACATTATATATTAATTCACGCAAAAGTCAAGCGTGGATTAAGACATCATTTCGATAATAAATCTGAAATTTGTAGATAAAATCCAACCAATAACTATTGCACCACCCATAATTAACCATTTATACTTCTCTAGTATACCAACTCTGGTGCCAATGTCAAGCTTTATTGACTTTATTTCAATCAATAATCTTTTTTCAACTTGTTGTATTTCTTTAGATAGTTCTTTGTGAACATTGTCTATTTCACTCTCTCGGTCTTTTAATTTACCAAAGATAATATCATCTATTTGTTCTTGTCTGGAGATTTTTTCTTCATGTACGGCTAACATTGATTTAATAGATGTTGAAACATCTGTTAATTTTTCAATAGCTAGGTCTAACCTACTATTCAGGTTACTCACATTTTCTATATCTTTTTTTAGACCTTCAAGTTGCACCTTCAGGTCGACTGTGCCGTTTTCTGCCATGACTCTCTCTATGTAACTATCCTTGCAAGGACGAATAACGAGGTTTCAGTTTGCTTACTTGACGATAATAAATATTATCCTTTACTATATTAACCTCTATTATTATTTAGTTTTTTACGCCGCTAAAGGTAGGTTTAGTTCTCTACATCTTTGTATTTTGTAAAGTTTTTTTAATGTTTTTCTCCTTCTTCTATCTTTCTGTTTTCTAATCTCAAGCCAGTTTGTAAATATTAAATATAATCTAGTTCTATGGTCTGCTCTTACTCTTTTTCTTAATACTTTATATAACTTTCTTTGCTTTAACCTAGTCAATTTGACCTCCTTAGAAAATTGTTAAGATAATATACAGCGCCTCCTTTCTTATATCACAGGTTTATAAATTGTTATTAGTTCATCTTTACCTTTGACTTTTATTTTATCAAGTTCAATAGATTTAATATTTTTCAATTGGTCTTTTGTAAAAGATGAATATATTGTTGGCTCTATGCCAGTTTCAGTTTTATAGTTTCGTGTAGAAGCTTCTAATCTAGCAGCCAAATTTACTGCGTCACCTATAACTGAATAATCAAACCTTGTATCACTACCCATATTACCTACAATACAAGTTCCTGTGTTTACACCTGAACCAATGTTTATAGGTGGTAGCCCTTTTTCTTTAAATATCTTCTTTAGTTTTTCTGTTTCTTTAGCACACTCTATACTCGTTTTAACAGCCATCTCCGCATGGTTAGGACAGTCAAGGGGTGCGTTCCAGAAAGCCATTATGCAATCGCCCATGTACTTATCAACACAACCACCATTGTTGAGTACAATCTTTGTCATTCTATTTAAGTAATCATTTATTAATTCTACTAGTCCTTCGGGGTCATCTTTGTTCTTATAATGTTCACTTATTGGTGTAAACCCTACAATATCCATAAATAAAAATGACATCTCTTTTCTCTCACCACCTAGTTTTAATTTACTAGGGTCTTTTTGTAATAAGGCAACTTGTCTAGGGTCAAGATATGTTTCAAATTGTTTTCTAATTTGTTGTTTTAAATTAAACTCTAATATAAACCTGTTGAATATACTATGTAATCCTACAAACAATATTGTTACTAATATCCAAGTAATATCAATCAACATTAATTTATTTGTAAAAAAGTAATGTGTACTATACACAGCTCCTGCTGAAATGGCAACCATTAAACCACCAACAATGTAGTATGGTGTAAATCTTGTGAATAATATTATAGCACATCCTAATAAAAAGGCAACAGCTAATTCTGCAATAAATGATACACTAGGTCTTTCAATATTAATACCATCTATAACTGTTTGTAATGTTGAAGCTATAGCAACATAATCATAATTACTTCCTGTTGGTGTTGCAATTACGCCACCCATACCCTCAGCTGTCATTGCTATTATTACAGTTTTACCTTTTAATTCATCAAATGCACCTGGTCCTGCCTCTGCTAAAGATATTGTTTTATATTCTTTATTCCAAGTCAACCATATTCTGGCGTTTGCGTCTGTCTTAATTGTTGCAAAACCTGGTACTCTCATAGCAATTATACCAGAATTATCTGCCTTAACTTGATAACTAGGGTCGCCTGTAGCAGTTCTAATTACTTCTATTGCAATTGATGGAT